GAGCCAGACTGCTCGCCATCACCCGGCTTCTCGATCCCAGTGTTGGTTGTGTAGCTACTCGGCATGTGCCCACCCTACGCTGCTATGTCCGTCCACACGGCGCCTGAACCCGGAACGACATCAGACCAAAGGCTCGCTGCCCCCGGCGTCACGGGAGTATAGACTGCATTCTGTCCCGGAACAACATCTGACCAAGGTTGCGATGCCGCGTTCGATACAGGAGAGTATGTCGCCACCTGTCCGGGCACGACGTCGGACCATACAACGCGCAGCGAGCCAACAAGTCCAGTTGCACTAATCCCGGTTAGCTGCACATCGATGTTGATTGATACGGATACAGCCCCGACTGCCGCCGCGCCAGACACCCCAGTCAGATCAACGTTCGCATCCCCGACAATGTCAGCGTTGCCGACAAGCCCGTTTGCCTCTACCCCGAGCGGCAGGACAACTGCGGAGCCTGATACGTCGGGCGCACCAAGAGCGGTTGTGCCTTGGACGCCGAACACCGGAACATCCGCGCCAGCAGCAGCGACGACGACACCGACGCTCCCTGTGCCTTCTACGCCAGATACGGTCGCGACAAGTGAAGTGGAGACCGCAGCGCTACCGACAAACCCGCTGGCCTCTACGCCAGAGGGTAGGGCGACTGCGGAACCAGATACAGTAGGCGATCCAAGAGCCGTTGTGCCCTGAACGCCTGACACGAGTACGTTCGCAGACGCGACAACATCTGCATTCCCGATAACACCGGTGCCAAACACACCGGACACGAGGACGACGGCAGATGCCGTGACAGTAACCGCCCCGACTGCGCCAGACGCGAATACGCCGGTGACAGGCGCGTCAACAGAAATGGTTGCGACAGCAGTGCCTACGCTTCCTGTTGCAGAAACACCGGTGACGGGTATGACCGCACTGCCTGACACGGCAACGGTGCCAACGGCACCAACTGCGGATACTCCGAAGACGAGAATATCGCCGCCAACGCCGTCGTCACCGAGCGGTGCGGAAGCAAGAGGCGAGAAGCCCAGCATCTACGTCACTCCACTGGCGAGGCGACTACGGACTCCGCCTGTCAGCATCATAGACGAAGATCAGGAAAACTCCAACCATCCAGTCATGATGTACTTTGTTCCTGAGAGTGGCGGGTTGCCTCTGTGTGCCCAAGGGAAGTTTGGCGGGAACACGACAAGCCTGCCCTTCTTCGGGGACACTCGTTTGTGGAGGTACAGGAACTCTGTCTCGCCGCCTTCCTGCACGTCGTTGAGGTAGAGGATGTAGACCCCGACCCTACCTGAGTGGAGCTTCCCACCGTCCTCGCTGTGCCACACATGATACCCTCCCCCGGGCGCCGTCTTCTGAATCTTGTATGTGTAGACCGTATGGCGCTCATAGTCAGCAAGGACGCTGTAAGTCTTGGTGTAGTCCGCGTAGCAGACATTCCAGAACGTCTCGTTGAACTCACCGAGGAACCCAGCGATATTTGGATGCGCAAACGAGATGCTCACGGCATCTGTGGGGTTCATGTTGCAGGAGTTGTCCTTCTTGACGCTCTCCTGCTCATCTCTGCCATAGGTGCGGTTGGTCTTCTGTGACCACTCGAAGTACTCGATCATCCTGTCACAGAACTCACTGGAGAACGCATCATCATAGACCGCGATGAAGTTGTCGTGCGTCACCTTCACTGTCATCTGAACTTTGGCCCCGCTATCCACGCTACAAGAGAGTGCCGTACGCCCCTCGTCACCGGCGTAACGCGATGTAGCATAAAGCTAGGGAACAACGCCGCCAAGCCACGTTTTTTCACGACCTGTACCGGCTCCCTTGACGACAGAATCTCGAGTTCGCCGCCATCATAGTCGTCGGGGTCGCTCAACTGGATGACAATAGATATCTTCCTCGGCGCGATGTCTGTCGGACCTGCGTCCTGATGCCAGTCATAGTGGCCCTTCTCGCTGGCATAGTATGTCGTAAACTGAAGTGCCTCGCAGAGACCGTGAATGTCGAAGCCGTAGAATTGGCCGTTAATGTTGCCGACGATGTGAGCGACCCTGTCGAATATCCACTCTGTTTGCTGGTTGTAGTGCAGCCAAGAGACTTTTGAGGAACGATAATCTTCTGATAGTTGATTGTCTCCTATGACCGCCTCCGACTCACCGATAACGGAGGCTAACTTCTTGATCGCCTCAATCTCTTCTAGCGATACGGCATCCCCCCAAGTCGTGAACGGATGGTTTCCGTAGCCCTGCGATGGCATGGGCTTGAAGATATAATGCGTCACTGACGGTTCCAGTTCACTATGATTTGCCCCGATGTGGCGACCGACACGGGATATGCCGTCCGCATGATGATTGCAGCGTTCGCGTTCGTTGTGTTGGCAGCAGAACCGGGATTGCCTGCGGTACCCGACGTTGCTCCGGTCCCCGCTGAACCCGAAGTCCCGGGGTTGCCATTCGCGCCAGCATTCCCCGGGCTACCTGCATTCCCGATAGTGGCCCCTGTGCCAGCTGACCCGGCCGTCCCGGGGTTGCCATTCGCGCCTGCGTTACCGGGGCTTCCAGCGCCTCCGGGGTTGCCAACAGCGCCGGGGTTTCCATTGGCCCCTGCGGTTCCAGCGTTGCCGGGGTTACCAGCGGCGCCAACAGTAGCGCTTGTTGTGCTGTTTCCTCCAGCCCCTCCAGCGCCCCCATTCCCCCCACCTACTACACTGGTTCCGGCTGTTCCGGCGTTTCCGGGGCCAGTAGGCTGATTGAGCGTCAGGCGACCCGTTGGTGTACTGTTAAGTGGGTGAGCTCCGCCGCCAGCGCCGCCACCGCCACCGCCGCCGGTACCGGGATTACCGGATGATCCAGCATTTCCGGGGTTGCCAGAACCTCCAGCCGTACCGCCAGCACCTCCAGCGCCATTGTTACCGGGGTTCCCGGCGTTGCCCGGCGTGCCAGAGTTTCCAGCAGCGCCAGCATTTCCACCCGCCCCACCAGCGCCGTTGTTGCCGGGGTTGCCAGCGTTCCCTGCTGTCCCGGGATTACCTGCTGACCCCGCTGCACCACCAGTACCGGCTGCTCCACCAGCAAAGTTTAGCGAAAAGACAGATGACGCCGCCCCAGTCGAGCCAGATGTACCAGCGCTACCAGCGCTACCAGCGTTGCCGGGGTTTCCAGCCGCCCCTGCTGTAGCCCCTGTCCCCGCCGCACCTGTGGTCCCCGCAGTACCAGCCGCGCCAGCGCCACCGGGGTTCCCTGCTGCGCCAAGATTCCTACCAGACCCAGCGGCGCCGGTGTTGCCAGCCACGCCAGAGCCGCCAGCCCCTCCGGGGTTACCTGCTGCGCCCGGGTTGCCATTCCCCGCTGCGCCGCCTGCACCACCATTATACTTTGTGCTGGTGACGTTTAACGGAAAAAACCCGGTTGAAACGTTGTAACCTCTCGACCGGGCACCGCCGCCCGGTCCCCCACGGCCCGTACCGGCTACACCAGTCCCTGCTGGAGCGGTGAATGTGCCAGCAAAGTTGTGCAGTATGGTATTATTTACGACGGTAAAAGATGTATTGCTAGCAGCGCCGCCAGCACCAGCATTACCTCCAGCGCCACCGTTGCCTCGCGCCCCTGCCGCACCGCCTGTACCAGCATTCCCGGGGCTTCCCGGGTTGCCAGCTAGGCCTCTTGCGCCGCCATTCCCCGCTGCGCCGTTGTTGCCGGGGTTGCCAGCGTTACCTGTTGCACCCGGGTTGCCAGCTAGGCCTCTCGCACCGCCCGTTCCAGCAGCGCCATTGTTGCCGGGAGTCCCGGGGTTCCCAGCGTTTCCCGGGGCGCCCTTACCGGCGACTGACACCGCCTGAACGCCGAACGGTGATGTGAACGTGCCACTTGCGTTAAAGGTCGCAGAGCCAGCGGGAACGATTGTCCTTCTCAGGAGGCTGGAGGTGGCGATGGGCATGGCTTACCCCTCGAAGTTAGCCAGCGCTGCCCAGTCAATCGCCTTGATCGCGTCCACACCGTACACGAGGACTGTCTCGCGCGGAGGCACGTCCTTGAAGTCGAACGCCTTGTCGTAGGTCACAAACGGGAAGTCCGTGACGTTGGCAGCGTACGGGGTGTTCGCGAAGGTCTCGTTCGCCCAGTTGATGCAGATTTCATGCTGCGCCGGGTCTGCATAGTGCATATGCGAGAACTCGATGCCGCTGGCCTTCATGTGCTGAAAGGCCTCGTAGGACTCGAGCGCCGACGAGTTGAACCCAGTGTACAGGTAGAAGCTGACGTTTGCTCTATGTGCCATCCCACTCTCCTTTCCTTACGACACGTTGGCCATGGCAAAAGTTCCGAACCACGAAGTTCCCGCGTCCACGGTGAAGAACGTCAAGACGTCTATGTCATTGGCGCCTGTGGACAGTGTGGGGAGTTGACCTTCAGTATACAGAGCCCCAGTGAAAGTCGCGGTCCTGTTCCCAGAACCATCCTGACGAAGAACTACCACAACAGGCCTAGAGTATCCAGACGACGGCGGGTTCGTGAAGGTGAACGTCACGTTGTTGCCGAGAGTGATGTCGAAGATGTTCGAGAGGCTGGTGTCGATGTTGTAGGTTGATGCGGAGACTGTCCCGACCGTCGTGATGGTCTCTTTGTAGGCCTCGAGCGTCGAGTTGTCGATTGTGGCCGTGACGCTTCCACCAGAGATCGAAACGCTGGACGAGTCCTGCGTAGCTATAGTGCCTAGACCAAGGTTGGTACGGGCCGTCGATGCGCTAGCTAGGTCAGACAGGTTGTTGTCTGGCTGGAGTATGTCGGCTGCGATGGCCGTAATGTAGACGACGGCAGTGCCGCTCAGTGTGATTGCAGCGCCGCCGGATGAGCTTTCGCTTGGTGTGCGAGACAGAGTTGTACCGGATGACGTGTACGTTCCGGTGCCGATCTCCCAGTTGTTCCCGTCCTCAATGACGTAGCGAACGACGTTGGTGTTCACCACACCTGCGGCGGCGAATGTCTGGTACCCGGCTACTGCTGACCCGAGCGTGATCGTGCCCGTGCCCGTAGTAGCCGTGGACATCTTTGCACGGTTGACGAGTACGGTCATGGCTGATCACCTACGCGATACGGATGATGGCGTTGCTCGCATCGGCGGTGGGGAACTGGATGGTGAACGTTCCGTTCGTGGACGTCTTGTCTGCACCAAAGTCGAGAACACAGACAGAGGGATCGCCAGCGGCGGTGTCGTTGTAGATCAGGGCGCCACGAGCCGTGATCGTGGCTGACGTGAACGAGAGATCAGCGAAGTCCAGAAACGCCGTCGTCCCGCTGGTCGTCGGAGTGATGTTCGTCAGGGCACCGCCGCCAGCGCTATAGGTGCCAGAGTTGCCAACCTCGTTGCTGGCTGTGTAGGCGGTCGTCGCTGCGGTGAAGGATGCGTTGTTGTCGTAGAGCGCCAGCTTGAACGTGTTGCCGGTCGATGCCGTGAAGTTGTGTACGGCCTGCAAGATTTCCTGCTTGAAGGACGTGCAGAGGAAGTTTCCCGTGAAAGCCATCACATTCTCCTTAGCTGTTCAGCGAGATCGGAGAACCCTGCCTCGCGCACCGTGTTGCTGACAGTCTTCCTGTCTTCCTGAACGGCCATTGTAATGTAGTTGCGGACAACCATCAACATTCTTCCCCTCAGCGCCAGAGCCTGCTCCCTGATCTCCGGGGGAGCCCCCTCGGATACGCTGATGAGCTTGTTGACGCACATCTCCGCGATGGCATCAGGTGAGTGCCCGCCGTTCGAAGAGGCGAACACCAGAGGTGAACTCATGCTGAATGTAGCCGACTGAGAGATCATGCTGCGCTACCGACCTTATACTGCCCGTCGCGGTAGTCGTCGCGGCTCGAGCGGATGTCGATCCCGAAGAGATTGGACATGGCCTCGTTATAGCGCGCCGTGTACATCTGCATCAAGTCCGCGTCGCCCTTGAGGTAGGTGTAGGCCTCGATGAGACAGCCATAGAGCAGAACCGTCTCAGCGTTGTCGCCGAACCAAGACGTGCCAGAGGTGTTCAGCACAGAATTGACGGGGATGGAGAAGAGCGAGCCCCCGCCAAGCGTGGCGTTGTTGGCCGCGAGAGTATCCCCGGCGACGTACAGGGCTCCGGGGTCAACAAGATCGACAGCGGACACAACGCCAGCGCCAGACACTGTGATGTTGGCCGTAGCGCCAGAGCCAGAGCCGTTAGTCAACGGCACGTTCCAGTACCGACCCGGGGTGTAGCCACTGCCACCGGCAACCGTACCAAGCGCGGAGATCGAGGACTGCACAATCGACGGGGGGTCGTAGTAGTAGTGAAGCTCGACGGTCAGATTGGCGCCGGGCGTGGGGGCCAAGATGAAGTTGCCTTGCGCAGAAACGGACCCATCGCCATCGAACTGCGAATAGTACTTGGGCACCCCGGTCGATGAAGGAGACGGGTACGCCTCCCTCATGAAGTTCACATCCTTGTCGATCAGGTAGCTGTAGTTCCCGTTGTTGTCGATGACAGCAAGCGAGAAGACCGACAGGAAGTCCGTTGGGCGCTGAAGGTACGGGTTTGACGCCACCAGCGTGGATGTCGCGTTCTTGCGTAGCTCCGGGATCATCACGGAACGGACGATCCTCTCCTCAGCCTGACGCACAAACCGGGGGATGCTGGCGACGAACGACGTCTCCGAGCTTTCCGTGTAGTTCTGGATGGCGTCACGAAGCTGAAGATAGTTCATTTGAACTTACCCGTTCTTGGTGAACCGCAGGCCCTTGGTGGCCGCGCCGCCGCCACGCATCTTGCCGCCTTTGGCCATCTTCATGGGCTCGACGTAGCCGCCGCCCATCATCTTCTTGGCCTTGCCGCCCTTGGCCATCTTCTTCGGACCACACATTGCCATGTCAGGCTCCATTCGTTGTGACGACGAGAACTGTCCCTACGGAAGCTACCATGTATTGAGCAGGGTTCCAAACGGGATTCCAGCCCCACAGGGCGTTGGCCTCTGCCTGACTGGTGTCGGGGCGGGGGTCGCGCAGGGACTGAGGGTCGTTGATCTTCACGCGGCCAAGGAAGTTCTGCGGCTGGTCGGGATCGGCGACGTCCTTCCCCACACGGAAGCCGGTCTTGGTGCCGTTGTTGTACTCCCAGACAAGCTCGTTCAGGGGATAGCGGAACCCCGTCTTGTCGCAGAAGCCGAACGCTTTTGAGCCACGGGCGTAGGCTGGCATCACACACCAAACGTGTAGAAGGGGGCGAACTGGACGGAGGCGCGCTCTTGATCCTCACCGGAAGCAAGGGCGAACTGGTCCTCGTATATCTGGCGCAGCGGCTCAACACGCATCGCTGCATCGGGCTTCTTCATGGCGACGTGGTAGGCAAGCCCGGCCACGAGGGCTGGCACAAAGCGGGGCGGGATCGAGGCGGAGCCACTGATACCAGAGGAGAGACCGTCGATGCCTTTCAGGCGGTAGTAGACCAACGTGTAGGGCGTGGTGCTGTCAGGCACGGGCCATAGCGTGACCTTCGTCTCCGTAGCTAGACGCTGGACGTAGATTTGAGTGGGCCTGCCTTGGGTGTTCTTGTTGGTCTGCTGTGCGTAAGTAGATACGCTGATGCGCTCGAGGGCTGTGTCGATCTGGGAGGTTCCACTTCCGGTGCGTAGTTGGTGCTCGATGATGTCAATGGTATCGGAGGGAAGCGTGTAGGTGTGGGTGCCTGCGGTAAGAGCTTGCGTGCCAGACTCAATAGTGAAGAGATTAAGCCCACGGTTCTGCCACTCCAGCGTGAGGATGTTGAGGCTGCGACGGATGGTCTTCAGGTCATAGCCAGAGCGCATTTCCAGACCGGCGCGCTCATAGGCCTCCTCGAAGAGTTCCGACAGATCGGGAACGACAACAGCCATTACTTGGTGCTCCTGTGTCTCGCTGTCTTCTTGGCGACGCTCTTAGGTTGTGCCACGAACTGCTTACCTTTGCGAGTGCCTTCACGCTTCGCCTTGGTGGTTGCGGCGTACTCAGCGGGGGACAGGGACTTGATGGCGCTCTCGGGGAGGTAGCGCTCCCCAGTGGCCTCTGAGCCCTGCGTGGATGGCTTGCCAGACTTGGTCCGCCACTTCTGCTTGGTCCATGCCTTGAGGCTCTGCTGCGGTCCCTTGAGCGGCATCAGTCCCTATAGCCCCCACCCTTGGCCTTGTATTGCTGTGCCAGCATCTGCGCCTTCCTCGCGCTCCACTGACCCGGCTTCCCACCCTTGCCGCCCGACTTGATGCTCTCGAACAGAGCCTTCCTCATGGAAGGCTTCGTGTAGTTACCAGCCTCATTGACGCGCGACTTGGGCTTTTTCATCAGACCATCCTCCCCTTGGTGTGACCCTTCATACAGGCGCCGTCACCACGGGTCACATTGCCGCCCATGGCCATCTTCTTGACCTTGCCGCCGTAGCGCATGGCCTCGGTATCGCCGG